GATCGCCGCCGCGTCGGCGCCGGATGCGTCGATGTTGTAAACCGGCGACACGCTGACACCGCCGCCGGCGCCGCGCGTCAACATGCCGGTATTGGGAACGATCAGCCCCGAGCGGTTGGGCATGAACAATTCGGGGCCGTGCTCGCCGACCATGTAGGGCCGGCCGGCCAGCACCGGGCCGCCGCCGGCCTTGCCGGGAACAAAACCCTTGACGAGCGCGCCAAAAATCGAGGTGCTGGCGCCGGCCTGCGGCGCAAAGAACAGGTCGAACAATTTATCGATGGCTTTCGAGGCGAGCCGGTTGGTGAGGTTGCGAACGACCTCGTCCAGTTTCTTGCCCTGCAACACGAGTTCCTGAAACGCGGTCGACAGCGTCGAGCCGAACTCTTTCGAGGCGGCGTTAAGTTCCTGCAATTGTGCTTGCCGCTGCACATACAGAAGCTTGAGCCGGCCCGCTTGCTCGGCTTGCTGTCTGAGTTCCTCGGTGATCGCCTTGTCGGGAATGAGCCCTTGCGCCTTGGCGGCGGCGGTCAATAGTGCGATTTGTCGGCCTTCCTCTTGCGCGGCGACGCCTTCCTCGACCGTCTTGAGGTGTTCCTTTTCAAGCTCGATCGTTTTGGTGAGTTGTTCTTTCGCGCGCTCGAATGGCTGGCGACCCGCGCCGCCCGTGGCCGAGCTTGGAATGTTGGTTATCGGCCGGTTCGGGTCGCGGGTCGAGGTGCCGGGCGGTTTGTTCTTTGCGGCGTCTTTCCACAAGTCGGCAAAGCCTGCCTCGTCAAACGGCGACGCGCCCTGCGGCGCGGTCATGGTGAGAACATGCAATGCGACCTTGGTAAGCGCGGCAAAAAAGCCGCCGACTTTCCGGGTTGTTTCCTCCCAAATCCGTTCGTATTCTTTCGCGTCCCGCGATACCGCGTCCAGATCAACGGTTGCCTTCGACGCCGCGTCGGCTGACAATTTTATAGCCGCCGCGCCCTGTTGCAGCGACTTGACGACCTCGGGCGGCAATCCGAACGCCTTGGCAATTTCAATTTTTTCGGATTCGGTCCTGGCGTTTTGAATAAGGTTCGCAACCACGCCCAACATTTCGATTGCGGTTGCGGTTTCGCGGGTAAGCCCCTTCATTGCCGCCGGGTTGGCATCCAGCATCCGGGTTAGTGCATTTTCCTCGCCGCGCTGCATTTGATCGGTGAGAGTCGTCAGCGTCTTGAGCGCCCGGTTTGTCACCTCGATCGGCGTTCCGAGCCTTGCCATCGCTTGCTGAAAACCGAAAATCGTTTGGATCGACTCGCCGGTAAGCTTGCTTACGTCGCGCAATTCCTTGAACCGCTCGATCGTGGCCTCGACCGCATTGATGAGCGCGTTAAATCCCTGTTTTGCGAGGCCGCCGAAAAACGTCCCGAGGAACGAGCCGCTGAGCGCGCCGCCCGAAACCTTGCGCTCAATGTTCGCCATTTCGCGCTCGGCGATGAGGCCAGCCTCCTTCAATTGCTTCTCGAACTTGTCGAGCCGCGCCTCAAGGACGACAAGCAATTTTGGATCATCAGCCATTGGGAAGATTCAACTGTGCTACCAATTCATCGAAGCGTTCGGGACTCATTGGCTCGAGCCGTTCGTCGTCCGAGCCGTGACATTTGACCCATCCGTCGACAGCGGCGGCGAACTCCCATAGTGAGCATTCATTGACGTTGGCGACCGTCCATCCCATTGCGGCACCGGCTCCGATGTAGGCCGAGAATCGGGTTCGCCCGTCGGTGCCGCCACCGCCTCGGCTAGTGCTTTTCCCACGGCGTCGTCCGGGTCGCCGAACAGTGCGTTCGATAAAACTTGCCGCGCCGCGATGACGTTGCCGAGGTAGTTCGTCGGCGAAACATATTTGGCGACCAAGCCGAACGCCAATTGTTCCGGCACCCCGCCGCCGATGAGTGCGAGCCGCAACGTTTCGGTGATGTCATCGACGCGCCATGAGCCGTCGGCGAGCCGATCGAGGATTTGCAGCGAACCGGAATTGCGGCTTGCCTCAAGCTTGCGAAGCTCACCAATCCGCAAGCGAAACGTCCGCTCGGCCTCGCCCCACTGACGAGTGGTTGAACCGTCCGCGCTCATGGCGTCGGCACGAACGTCACAACGCCGTCCGATTGCATTTCGACAGCGACGTTGACCTTTTCGCCGATCGCGGCGGTGACGTTGAAGCCGGTCAGGATGAACTTGCCATCCCATTGCCCGCCGTTCGGCGTGACGCCGACGAGCTTGACTTGGCAATTGCGCGAGCCGTTGAGTTCGTAGAACGACCACCAAGTCGGCAACGCCTCGGCGGCCAGGATGCCGTCGCCCGAAATCGACGCCGAGGTCGCGACCACCGCGCGCTCGGTTGCGGCGGCCAAGTCGGGATCGTCGCAATCTGGAACGGTGGTGTCGTTCACGTCCTTGGTGAAGTTGATGCCCTTGGTGGTGAGGCCGCAGGGCGCGGTGAACACCTCGGGCGTTGCGCCATCACCGAGCAAGATGATGAAATCTTTATTGGCGAACGTGGTCGGTCGGGCCATAGCTCGACTCCTTTCGTGTCAGACGTTGCGGGCTTGGGAGTTAGTTGAGCGGTTCGGTCTGCGCGCGAACGGTGACGACCGCGTGCGCCGTAATGCCGTCGGGATCGCGCATGTACTGCGTCGACTCGACGCTCATAATCACGAGCCGTTGCCCTTCATCGAGCGGCAATTCGGCCCATTGCAGCGACTTGGCGATCGCGGCGCCGAGCCGCTTGACGCCGAGGCTATCGGGGCCGTCGGCCCAAGCGTCGAGTTGCGCAAACACGCTGACGCCTTCCGAGCAATCGGCCGCCTCGGGCAACACTTGAACCGGGCCAAACGTGACGTAAGGCTTGGCCGTTTCGTCCGGCACGAAATCGTAAACGCGATTACCGACGATCGCGCTCACCCCGGCGTCGGTGGTGAGCCGCTGCCGAATCGCCGTTTGCAATGCGACCGACGAGTCAATCATGCCAGTTCTTTTTGATTTCGGCTTTGGCGGTGGCCTTCAAGGCGCGGCGAATGTCGTCCTTGCGGGCGCGGTAGCTCGACCAAAAGAACGGATGCGCGTGCATTTTTTGCGTGCCGAATTCCTGCGCCAATGCGTAGTCGTATGAGCCGCCGCCGAACACGGCGCGCCGCACCCGCGCAACAACCCCGCCGCCGCTTGCCCCGCCGCCGATTGTGGTTGTTGGCCCGCCGGCCCGCACGAGCACGCGCATTTCGCCGCGACCTTTTTCGACCCGGATCGAATCGCGAAGCCTTCCGCGATGCTTGTCGTCGGGGCCGCCGATCGGCACCTTTATGATCATCGAGCCGCGCAACAATTCGGCCTGACGAATTGTCTGCGCCAGGATCGGCGCCTTAAGCTCGGCCGGCAGCAAGGCTAAGATCGCCTGCAATCTTGTGACCGATTGATTGGCCATTATCGCGGTCGCCGTTGCCACACATGGCCGGCATCGACCGAGCCGACCGCGTTGATGTCCTCGCCCGCAAGAATGTGGCCGGCGCCGGCCCGCTCGATTGCCGATGCGGCGGCGTCGATGACGCGCCGATAGATCACGCCGGCAAGAAACCGCACCATGATCCGCCGGTCGCGCGGCGTGTAATCATAATTGCTTGTCATCTGCACGGTTTTCATCGCGCCTCATGTTGCGACGCCGCGCTCGGCGAGCATTTCGAGCCATTGGCCATGCTCGGGCGCGCCCTCGTTGGGATCGATCACCGAACGGATGTTGTAGAGCGTGCCCGACCGTTCATCCTTGGCGCGCCAACCGGCATCGACCCGGCGCGTGCGCGAGGATTGCCGAACCGTGATGTTGACCACGTTGGTGCCGCCGAGCCGATCGGCCAACACTTGCTCGCCGCCGAGTCTCGGCCGAACGTTGGCGGCACAAACGAATTCCGGCGTCGCCGGAAAGGCCGGCCCCTGCGGCACGCCGTATTCCGCGCCGCTCGACGGCGGCGTCGGCCGTTTATAAAACCCGAATTTCGATCGCAGGTCGCCGGCTTGCATCACAACAGCACCGGTGAGCCGGCCGCCAGATTTCCGGCGCCGAGCGTGACCATCGAGGCGGGGTTGGCCTTGTTGATGTCAATGCGGAACGCGCCTTGCATCGCGGCGGTCACCGTGTCAGCGGAACGAATGTGCCAATCGAGTTGGCCCTCGTCGGCGGCGGCCGATTCCCATGACGCCCGCCACGATCCGCCGGCGATCGGCGCCATCGCGATTTGCTCCTCGACCGGTTTGCGGAAGCGGCGATAGGCCAGATAGAGCATCGCCGAAACCGGCTGCGTCGGGTCGCCGTTCACGTCGACAAAGGTCACCGTCCAGACCACGGTCGAGCCGCGCACCACAATGTCGGCGTTTGCCATCACGGGCCTCGTTATTCCGTCCTCGGCGATTTCCTCGACCGTCACGCTGCCGTCCGCCGTGCCGATGCTCACCGAACCGCCGGCCGGCCAAACGCTGACGACGCCGCCGACGATGATCTTGATCGTGAAGTTCGGCACGCCGAGCACCGGCGCGCCCGAGGAAAGCGACGCGGCGGTCAACACGTAAAATTGCCCGAGCGATGGCCTTCCGAGGATCGGCTTGCCGGCCGCCAAGGCCCGCGCCACAAGCTTGTTCTGTTGGACGAGCGTCGCGCTATCGAGGATCGGCGCGCCGGCTCGGAGTGCTACCGCGATGAGCTTGTGCTTTTCCTTGAGCGAGGGCGTGCCGAGGATCGGCGCGCCGGCCGACACCGGGATTGCGGTGAGCGCCGCGATCTGCCGCAACGTCGCGGCGCTGAATTTCGGCAAACCGGTTTTGAGCGAAACCGCCGCCGGGATGATGTGATTTTGCGTCAGCGACACCGCGCCGAACGCCGGCCGGCCGGCGGCGAGTGAGGCGGCAACGATCCTATGGCGTTGCGTGATCGTCGGCGTGCCGAGGATCGGCGAACCGGGCTTGAACGACACCGCCGCCATCGTTCCGTTGATGAACAATTGCGGCGACGGCAGGATCGGCGCGCCGGTCTTGAGGTTGGCCGCACCGATGAAATGATATTGCTTGAGCGTTGCGGCGCTGAATGCCGGATGGCCGGCCGTCAGCGATGATGCCGCAAAGGCATTGAGTTGCGTGAGCGCCGGCGTGCCGAGCGATGGCGAACCGGGTTTGAACGATACCGCCGCCAACACTTGCCGCTGCACGAGCGTCGCCGCGCCAAATGTCGGCGAGGCGGTGGTGAGGTTGGCGGCGGCGAGGCCGTGCCTTTGGGTAAGCGTTGCCGCGCCGAACGACGGCGAACCGGTCTTGAAGCTGACCGCCGCCAATTGCCCGGCCTGGAACAATTGCGGCGTGCCGAGCGATGGCGCGCCGGTGGTGAGCGATGCGGCCGAAAGCGTAATGAGGCCCGACGAAATCGTAACCGTTGGTGACGAGCCGAACGGGCCGCTGTTGGTTAGCTCGGCCCCGACCAGCGCGCCCGAGAATACGGTCAGCGCCGGCGCAACATCGACGACCGGCGACGGTGCGGTGAGGTTCGCCGGAACGATGGCACCGGCCGGCACCAAGGCCGGCACGCCGAGCGTCGGCGCACCAACCGAAAACGAAACCGCGAACAGGCCGCCGAATGCGACAAGCGCGGGCGGGGCGTCGACGACTGGCGACGGTGCGGTGAACGATGCGGCGGTGAGCGGAACAGGTTGAGCGAGCGACACCGCGCCAAATGTCGGCGAGGTCGTGGTGAGATTGGCGGCGGCCAACACATGCCGTTGGGCGAGCGTGACCGCGCCGAGCGTCGGCGAGGCGGCGGCGAGGCTGGCGGCGGCAAGCGCGTGCCGCTGCGTCAATGTCGGTGCGCCAAGC